GTTTCCCGCATCTCGCAACTCCTCTCGGATGCAGACTTTGCAGCCCAGGTTGCAGAGAAACGCTTCTTTAATCTCCAGAAGCACAATGAGCGGGATAACGCCTACGATATGATGGAGGATAGACTCCTGAAGAAGCTGGGAGATTGCCTCATCTTTATGACAAAGCCCATGGAAGTTCTGAGGGCCATCCAGATTATCAATCAGGCTAAGCGCAGAGGGGCCAGCGCGCCGGATCAGATCACTCAGCAGCAAACAGTTGTAACTCTCACCATGCCAGTCACCATAGTCAACCAGTTCAAGTTAGATGGAAACCGCCAAGTTCTAGAGGCTGGACAACAAACTCTCATTACGGCACAATCATCTCACCTTCAAGACATGATAAATAAGAGAAAGGATGCTCAAAATGTGCTCCCGTCACCCCTTCCCACTGCCGCCCTTGCCAGTGAACATCTTGCCGCCCGCTAATAAGGCCACGCAAGTTCACAAAGAAAGGGCCAAGGATCAGCTCCTGGCCATCCAACTCATGCTGGCCCGCAGAGTTTCCTCCTCATCTACATCTAAATGAAGCAATCTCTCCTCCAAAAGCTAGAGTTAGATGATTCAGTTCCTAGCCAGGAGGCTCCTGAGCCGGAACCACTGCAAGAAGCATCCTTCAACAGCCAGGAAGTTCAGCAACTATCAAAAGATAGCCTGGATTTCCTGGCTGCTCTCGCTATGCCTGTGGTTTTTCGCTACCTTTTTCCGCCAGTTTTCAAGGCTATCTGGGATTGGCTGCTTTCTTATGTCCACAAGGCCCGGGATTTCTCTCAGTTAGCCATTGGACTCCCGCGTGGCTTCGGAAAGACCATGCTAATCAAGGTCTTTGTCCTCTACTGTGTCCTATTCACCAAGAAATCCTTCATTCTCATAATCTGCGGGACACAGACTAAGGCAAACAACATTCTGGCCGACATCCAGGGAATGTTAGATGAGCCAAATGTAAAGAGAGTCTTCGGAGATTGGCGGGTCGGCCTCACAATTGACAGACAGGACATTAAAGAATTCGGTTTCCGGGGCAGGAAAATAATCCTCATGGGGGCCGGCGCCCAATCGGACATTCGGGGCATCACAAGAAACAACATCCGCCCAGATGTAATGGTCTTTGATGACATTCAGACTCGGGAAGATGCAGACTCAGCGGAAGTTTCCCAGAAGCTGGAGACTTGGATGATCGGTACTGCAATGAAGGCCAAGAGCCCAGAAGGGTGTCTCTTCATTTTCATTGCCAACATGTACCCAACTCCGCACTCCATCCTGCGGAAACTCAAACGCAATCCTACCTGGTACAAGTTCATTGCAGGCGGCATCCTCAGTGATGGCACTTCTCTCTGGGAGGATCTCCAGCCAATCAATCAGCTCTTAACTGAGTATGAGAATGACATGGCCATGGGCCGTGGGGAGATTTTCCATGCAGAAGTTCTGAATGATGAAAACGCCTCAGTCAATAACTTCATCGATATCAATAAGATTCCTCAATGGGAAACTGATGAGGAGCTTCTCCACCAAGGGAACTTCATAGTCATTGACCCTGCAACTGACAAAGCCAACGCAGATGCAGTATCTATAGGATATTTCGAGGTCTATGATGCCAAGCCACTGGCCAGGAAAATCATAGAGGGCAGGCTATCCCCTGGTGCAACAGCAGAACAAGCTATTAAACTAGCCTTACAAAACCAGTGCCGTCTCATAGTTGTAGAATCCAACGCCTATCAGTATGTACTGGGTTGGATTATTCAACAGTACTTAACTCAGTGGGGCATCATTGGTATCCAAGTAGTGGATATCTACTCAGGCTCTCAGAGCAAGAACTCTCGGATCCTAACCATGTTCAAGCAACTTCTAGCTGGGGAGGTTCTTCTCCACCAGGATTGCAGAGCCCAAGTCTGTGCGCAGATAGTTCCATTCAATGCGCTAAAGACTAACAACGTGGATGGCATCTTGGATCTTTTGTGTTATGCGCCGAGAGTTATAGAAATCTACGGAGAGTTCATTCTCTCCTCTCTCACATTAGAGCAGCAAGAGTTTGCTGCCCTGCCTGTTCTAGAAGCCCTAGATAACTCACCTTTTTAAGGAACCCTGTGGCAATATCCCAACCATTCAGTATCTCCAAGAAGTCCCAAGAAGGACTCAAGGAGTTCCATAAATATGCCCTGCGTGCTTTGGACAGGCAGTATCGTCTCCGGGAATTCATGGAGGATATTGATCGCTCCTATCTGCGGGAAGATGACTACACCAAAGAACACAGGAAAGCTCAGCAAGCCAACCGTTATGGAGATAAAGATCGTCTCCAGAACATCACTGTCCCAGTCATCAAGCCCCAGGTAGATTCCGCAGTGAACTATCAGGCGGCGGTTTTCCTGCAGGACTACCCTCTCTTTGGAGTTATCGCGGCCCCTCAGTTCATCAATGAGGCCAAGCAGTTTCAGGCTGTCATCGAGGAAAACAGCATTCGGGCCGGCTGGTCTCGGGAACTCTTGCTCTTTTTCCGCAAGGCTTTCCGCTACAACTTAGCAGCCCTGGAAGTTTCCTGGGACAAGATTGCTACTGCTGCCATTGAAACTGATGTGGCCCAAGCTGCCTCAGGCCAGGGCCGCCCCAAGCAAATCATCTGGCAAGGAAATGTGCTGAAGTCTTGGGATATGTATAACACATATTTCGACACTCGCTGCCTGCCTTATGACATTCCAGCCCAGGGAGAGTTTGCTGGCCATACTCAGATCATGAGTAAGTCTGCCCTGGCTAGTTTCATTCAGCGTCTGGACATTGCGGGCCGCCTCATTGAAAACATTCCGGCTGCATTTAACTCTCCTTCCCTCATTGGCAGCGCCAGCGGAGAAGGCTACAGCTACTACATTCCTGTCCTCAACCCGGATACTGTCCTGGATAACTTTGACAGAATTGGGGAAGATTGGGACGGCTGGGTAGGCTTGAAACAACGCAGCATGGGTGGAGTGGAGGTCAATTACAAGAACCTCTACGAAGTCTCCACAGAGTATGTGAGGATCATGCCCATTGATTTTGATATCAAGGCTCCTTCTCCCAAGACTCCTCAGATCTGGAAAATCATCTGGGTCAACCACTGCGTTCCTATCTACGTGGAGCGCCAAACTAATGCCCACGAGAAACTCCCAGTCCTTTTCGCGCAACCTTATGAGGATGGCCTAGGCTACCAAACTAAGTCCCTGGCCAAAGATGCGCAACCTTTCCAGGATGTGGCCTCGGCCCTCATGAATTCCATCATAGCTAGCCGGCGCAGGGCAGCAACTGACCGAGTCCTCTATGATCCTTCCCGTATTTCTGAAGCACATATCAATAGTCCTAATCCTGCAGCAAAGATTCCTGTTCGTCCCTCTGCCTACGGTAAGCCAGTGGGAGAGGCGGTTTATCCATTCCCCTTCCGGGATGACCAAGCCGGCATCGCAATGCAAGAAATCCAGTCTGTTGTTCAATTCGGAAATATTCTTCTAGGTCAGAACCAGGCGCGCCAGGGGCAGTTTGTCAAAGGCAATAAAACTGATGGGCAGTGGGACACTGTCATGTCCAATGCAACTTCCAATGACCAGGCAACTGCCTTGCTCCTGGAAGCTCAAGTCTTCACCCCACTCAAGGAGATCCTCAAACTCAACATTCTTCAATACCAGCAGCAAGGAACTTACTACTCTCCCTCCCAGAAAGGGGAAGTTGCAGTAGATCCTCTGGCTCTGCGGCAGGCAATAATCAACTTCAAGGTAACTGATGGCCTTCTCCCCAAAGAGAAGATCATGAAAACAGACACCCTGAAAGTTGCCATGCAGGCAGTTGCAAACTCCCAGTCTCTCTCCCAGGCGTACAACATTGGGCCGATGTTCTCCTACATCATGAAGACTGAGAATGTGGATCTCTCTCCTTTCGAGAAGTCTCCTCAGCAACTGGCATACGAGCAGGCAGTTGGCCAATGGACTCAGTTGGCGCAGCTCGCAATCCAGAAAGGTACTCCTTTCAATACCCCTCAACCACTCCCAGAGCAGTTTGGATTTGACCCAGCAACTCAAGATCCAGCAGCTCGTCAGGCAGGAACCCAGTAATGGCAACTCTACAGCCTTCCCAGTTTTGCCGCTATGAAATGACAGAGTTGGAGATCCTTCAGGGCTCCGCTCTTTCTATGGTGCAAACTCAGTGCTTGCAGAATCAACTAGCAGACATAGCTTCTCGCAAGCTGAATCTGGTTTTTGACCCCCTGAATCCCACTGATTTCGCACAGCAAATAGCTTGGCACCAAGGTCAGATGGATGCTCTCCAGCATCTGTTGATGACGTCAGAAGCAGCGACCCTGCAACTTAACACAACCACTCGATAAGGAACCGCGACATGTCAGTAATGGAAAAGCTTTTTGGGAACATGTTCCAGCAGAAAGCAAATCAACCTCCTGCTCCAGCCCCTGCACCTACCAGCAACAACCCTGGTCAGATCACACCTAATATGCAAGCTCAACAGTCTAACAAGACTGATGGCAATGGTGTGGTTCCCCAGGGCAGTCAGACTGCGCCTCCTCCACCATCCCCACTAGAGCAGTTTAAGGAGGTATGGCAACCTCCTACTCAAGTTGCAGAAGAAACCAATTCTTTCAGCGCAACTCCAGAGAAAATTATGGAGGCGGCAGGAAAGGTAGACTTTACCCGAATCCTCAGCAAAGAGGCTTTGGCTAAAGTTCAAGGCGGCGGAGATGAAGCAGTTCAAGCTCTCGCTGGACTTCTCAATCAGACTGCTCAGGCAGTTTACGGACAATCAACGGTCGCGGCATCTAAGATCGTAGAACAGGCGCTCTCGCAAGCCGAACAGAAATTTGCGGGCAAGGTTCCTGGCCTTGTTAACCAAAAAGCTGCACAGGCTAAACTCCTGGCAAACAACAAAGCCCTCTCGAATCCAGCAGTGGCTCCCATCGTAGACATGATCCAAACTCAGCTAGCTGCAAAATATCCGAATGCAACTTCGGATGAGCTGGCAGACATGGCAAGTGAAATGATGAAGGGCGCTGCGCAAGTGTTTTCTCCTGCTCCTCCGCCATCTCAGGCTAACAAACCTGTGAATAGTGACCAGGACTGGAGTGATTTCCTGAACTGATCTTTCTTCTTCTATCTGAAAGGAACCCATCAT